AAACAAAGCGATTGCAAAATTTATAGAAACAGATATAAAAAATGTATAACATTAATGAAATTCGCGCAATACACCTTGAGGTTACATCTAAGTGTCAGGCTAGATGTCCTATGTGTCCTCGCAGGATTAACGGCGGCCCGCTAAATCCTTTTATTGAATTAAACGAAATTACACTAGAACGGTTTCGTGAATGGTTTTCTATTGATTTCATATCACAACTAAATCATTTAAGTATGTGTGGCAATTTAGGAGATCCTATTATTGCTAAAGATACATTAGAAATTTTTAGATATCTACGCAACCACAACTCATCAATGGCATTAGTTATGCACACTAACGGTAGTGCAAGAACACCCGAATGGTTTGAAGAGCTTGCAAGATTACAAGTAAGAATTGTATTTGGTATTGATGGGTTAGAAGATACGCACCATTTATATAGAATAGATACAGACTGGAAAAAGATTATTGATAATGCAACAGCGTTTATTAATGCCGGCGGTGATGCACGTTGGGATATGTTAGCCTTCCAACATAACGAACATCAAATTGATCAATGTAAGATCCTTAGTCAAGAGCTTGGCTTTAAAGATTTTTATGTAAAACACACGAGCCGGTTTAAAGACGGCAAGTTTAATGTATTAGATGATACAGGTAAAACAAAGTATATATTATATCCTACAACTAAAAGTAACACTATGATCAGTAAGGTAGCAACAGCTGAACAAGATCTATTGCCGACTATTAGTTGTAAAGCACAACGTGATAGCCAAATGTATATTAGTGCAGATGGAACAGTAACTCCCTGTTGTTGGATAGATTTGCGACCAATGCCTCCAACACAAGAATCTAGAATACAATACTTAGATACAATAGGTCACTGGCCTAACCTTAACACACAAACTCTAAATGAAATATTCGACAGCGGATATTTTAACCAAATAGAAAGCAGTTGGAATACTTGTGGGCTCAAGGAGTGCAGTAAACAATGCGGTAAATTTGATAAACTGGGAGCACAGTTTGAAAATTGATACAGAACACCTACACTATTGGATGCAGGCCATTAGACAAAGCCCTGATCCTATGAGAACTATGGATGCCTTTTGGTCCGGGCAACTTAAGAGCAAAGAATGGTTAATTGATAATCTAGACGAACACGTACATTCAGCATCTAGTATAGAAATATGTGCAGGTTGGGTAGGAGTATTAGCCAGTATGTTGTTTCAAAGTAATATACCAATTACACACATTACCAGTTACGATATTGATCCTACTTGTAAACCTATTGCGGAAACAATGAACAAGCAAGAGGAGATGCAAGGTCGATTCCGTTCAAGCATAGTAGATATAAGTCAGACAATGCACATGAGTGCAGATATTATCATTAACACAAGTTGCGAGCATCTTACTCAAGAAAAATACGATCGTTGGTTAACATATACCCCTAAAGATAGTCTATTGGTCCTACAAAGTAATAACTACAGGATAGATGAGCATGTGCGTGTAGCTGATAGTTTAGATGAATTTGTAGAACAAAGCCATATAGATGTTTTATGGGCAGGAGAGTTAGAATTGCCCCTATACACACGTTGGATGATTATAGGTAAAAAATATGTTTAAATTTAAAGAACTTAACAGGGTTCATTTAGAGATCAGCAATCGATGTCAGGCATCTTGTCCTATGTGCCCTCGAAACATACACGGAGGAATTGAAAACCCGTTGTTATCTGTTAACGAATGGTCTCTAGAAGATTTTACAATAATATTTCCAACAGATGTTTTAGAACAAATTGATAGGATTAACTTCTGTGGAAACTTTGGTGATCCTTTAATGAACGCTGACCTTATAGGTATGTGTGAATACATCAAAACCAATGCACCAACAATAACAGTAGAGATACATACGAACGGTAGCCTAAGGTCAACTGACTGGTGGAAAAAATTATATCAATCATTGCCAAACAATCATAAGGTAGTATTTGCTCTTGACGGGCTCGAAGATACGCACAGCCTATATCGCGTAGGTACTAATTTCAATTTGGTATTGAAGAACGCTCGCACATTTATTGAAGCAGGTGGTATTGCTGAATGGATGTTTATTAGATTTAAGCACAATGAACATCAAGTCGGAGCCGCTAGGGAATTAGCTGATAAGATAGGTTTTCAAAACTTTAATGTGAAAGACAGCAGGAGAAATGCTAGGCCGTTTCCTGTTGTTAATAACCAAGGTAACTTTTTATACAACCTCGAACAACCGTCAGACAGTGAGATTAAATTTATTGGTAAAGCAGATATCCAAGGACATCAAAATTGGCCCAACGCAGATAAAATAAATTGCATGGCAATTAATGATAAAGAATTGTATATTGATGCACACTATCAATTAAGTCCTTGCTGTATGATTAGTGCGTTCCTTTACACAAATTATGATGTCAACCTATTAACATCTTACGGATTATTTGAAGAAGATTCAGTTATTAGCGAAGGTACAAAAGTACGAGAGCAAGTCTTAGGTTTTCCAAGATTAAATGTTTTAGAGTTGGGCTTACAAAATATTATTAAAACTGAACAATGGCAAACCATGTGGCAACAAAAGTGGAAAGACAAATCTAGTTCAACCTGTATAATAATGTGCAGTGACAACAAGCCTTTTATAAGTATAAAAGAACAACGAAATGCAACCATGAGTAATATAGTTAATGAATAAAGTATTTTGGTTACAATCAGAAACTACTCAGCTAGGTAAATGGCAACAACAGATAACCGAAGTATCTGGTAGTCCCAGTTTTTGCGTGTTGCCGTGGATACATCTTGCAACTCGCCCAAATGGTGATATGCGTATATGCTGTGTTGCAAATGCATCTGGTGCAGATACAGGTGATTATACCGTAGGCTTAGTTAAAATAGAAAATGGTAATCCTGCTAACTTTGCTCAGGATTTACCTACAGAAGCATTTAATAATGACTACATGAAGTCAGTACGCAAGACTATGTTAGCAGGCGAAGTACCCGCAAGCTGTGTTAAATGTTACGAAGAAGAAGCAGAAGGGATAGCCAGCAAACGCATTTGGGAAACCGGTACATGGTATCTTAATGAAAAGATTGATATCAAAGAACTAATTGCTGAAACAGAATTAGATGGTTCAGTACCTTACAAGTTACAGTACTTAGACTTACGTTTAGGGCACACCTGTAATTTAAAATGTATTATGTGCAGTCCCCATGATAGCAGTATGTGGGTTCCGGAACATAAGAAAGTTTTTCCTATATTCACCAGCCCGCTGATTAAGAAACAAATGAGTTGGGAAGCAGATGATTTTAACAACAAATGGCATGAGAACCCTGCGTTCTGGGAAGAAGTCTACGATCAAATTCCCAACATTAAACAGTTATATTTTGCAGGCGGCGAGCCATTATTAATTAAAGAACATAAAGTGTTTCTTTTAGAAATCATCAAACGTGGCTATGCTGGGCAGATTAGTCTGCGTTACAACACGAATGGCATCTTAGTCAATGATGAGATAATTGAAATATGGAGTCAATTCCGTAAAGTTAAGGTAGGTGTTAGCCTAGATGGTGTAGGTCCTCGCGGAGAATATATACGTTACCCGCTCGACTGGAAAGAAGTAGAGGCTAACTTAGTTAAATTAGATAATGCTCCGGATAATATACAAACTAACATTGCAATGGCTGTACAAATACTAAACATTAAACATGTTCCAGATTTTATCAAATGGAAAGTAAACAGCGGATTTAAGAAAATTAACTTTGATAAAAATGCGGCAGGACAAATAATGGGTGGAGGTTTGGTAGGAGTACATCTCCTTTGGATTCCTACATGGCTAAGTTTGCGTGTTCTGCCTAAAGAAGATAAAGAACATGTGCGAGACTTATTCCAAGAACTTAAGGATTGGCTATGGGTAAACTATACACAGGACAAGGAGTTCTGGGAAGTCAATCCCTATGGTTGGAGGCGATGGGAAGGTATATTAGATTGGATGGATAAAGAAGATCATACTAATCTACTATCGGACTTTAGAGATTATATTAGTACAATGGATAAACAACGTAGTACAGACTTTAAAAATACTTTTCCTGAACTACAACATATACTATGACACCTATAAAAATTGTATCAACACAGCAGGCTAACATCTTGGCAATAAGATGGAATCCTAATAATGTTTGTAATTATCATTGTGAATATTGCTGGCCCGGAAGCAATGCTGGAACTTATCGCTCTCCGCAAGATTTAGATCTTATAATTAAAAATTTCAATCATATGATTGAAAGATATAGAACTAAATTAGGTAAAACAAAAATACATCTTAGCATAGCCGGTGGTGAACCTACCCTTTGGAAAGATCTTGGGAGATTTATTGAAGAAGTTAAAAAAGAAAATGATATCTATTTTACAATAATCAGTAACGGGTCAAGAACACTTAGGTGGTGGAAAGAATATGGGCACCTAATAGATAACGCAGGGTTATCTTATCATATAGCAGAAGCTGAAGCTGACCACATGATTGCGGTAGCAGATACATTATTTGAATACGGAAAGAAAGTCACAGTAAAAGTGCTAATGGACCGTAATCATTGGCAGAAAGGTATCGATGTAATTGCCTATATGAAAAAACATAGTAAACATCCTTGGTTTATAACAACTTGCGAAGTTATCGAACCAGCAGTTGCAAATATTAAAGGCATAAAAGTTATAGATGCTACTGATATACAACTAACAAAAGAACAAAAAGGATTTTTAAAAAACTCGTTAAAAAGAATACCTAGTTTGTTATGGTTCTGGAAAAATAGAAAATTAATATTTGGTGGAGAAATAAGACTTCACGAAAGTGTAGCCACCCTAGACAATGGTAAAACTATAAAAGCCAAGTCTAATACATACATCAATAAAAATTGGACAGCATTTGAAGGATGGAGTTGCGATATCGGTCTAGATAATGTGTTTATTGAATGGACTGGTGCTATACAAGGATCATGCCAACAAAAAGTCTACGGGCTTGATTATTCTTTTAATATTTTAGATAAAGATTTTGTAGAAAAATTTGATCCTGAGTTTAGACCTTCTATATGCTCTATTAAGAGTTGCTTGTGTGCTTGCGAAACACAGCAATCAAAGTTTAAACTTAGTTAATGGAATATCAGCCGCGCAGGTACAGAAATCACGATCGCAAACTACTGGTTCGCTAGGTACAACGAATGTTCCCTCGTATATATTTCCGAGTCTTCCACCAACTCTACAAGTTGCCCGATGTACGTCTCCGTCCCAATTAATCATTAGGCTTTCTATACCTGCGTTGCATGACCATCCCTTATATTGATTAAGGTGTTCTTTAATTACATCATTGGCATGCTTTGGTAATTGTGTGTGATCCTCTAACCAAATAATAACATTAGTCTTGACAGTTGCTTCCTGCTCCATCATCCATTTAAAATCATCAGGGTGATATCGCATGTCGTCAAATATGTTATGGTCTCCTTCTGTCCATCTTATTCTACGAACAGTAAAAGGAAACTCCATGATCTTTAAGTATTCTGCTACATCCTTAACATTGGCCATATGCTCGTGATGTGCCATTAATTGTACAACAATAGATGTCTTGCTGAAATTCTTAAGACTTGTTACAGTATGTATAACTCGCTTGTAATCATATTCAAAGTGTACACTAAACACATATTGGTCCACACGCAACCTATCATACCATTCGGGTTTACGTGTGCCATTGGTAGTCACGCTGATCCAATGGATTCCAACGTGTTTAGCATAGTTGATTAGTTCTTCAAAATTAGGATGTACGGTAGGCTCACCACCTGTAAAACTAAGCCGTATAGGTTTTCCTAACGATACTAATTTATCTACAGTTGCTTTAAGGACTTCTATATCAGTGTGTTCGCTGGTATTGTCGTGGATAGCTGTTGGGCAATATGTACAGTCGTAGTTACAGCGTTTGCCAAGATTCCACTCTATCTTAATAGAGTTTTCGTGTCCCCATCGTCCTGTTACTTTAAGCATTCTACACTCTTAACTTTATTAAATTTTCTATAACTGTTTATGTTGAAGTCGCCAACGATGTCTGCTACAGGGATATAACCTATGTTTGGATTACTAAATTTAAATTTTTGAAATTTTAACCATATATTGATTATTAACTTTCGAAGAATAAAGACAGCATAGTTTGTAGACGGGCCAAACTTAATCATAAAATCTGCACTGTAATGTGTTTGTGGGCGAACTGCATCTGCCATCTTATCGTGGTCTTTAAATACATCTAACACAGGTTTACCTACATGACAGTAATTTATATAAACTGTTCCCTTCTTCCAATTAAATGTAAAGTGTTTCATATCTTCTTTAGTAAGAAGACATCTCATGTGATTTTTAAAAGTTACAACTAACGTAGGATACTCTGGAGACCGTAATTGTTCTTCAAGTTGATGTATTAGTATATTAAACTTTTCCAATGCTACTTTTACATCAGTGGGAGAATTGTGAAACCAAGTAGTTCCAACTGTAACTTCTCCTCGGAGGTCTTCAAAGAACTTATGTAAGTAGTTTAAGTCGTCCTGTGTACTTATAGAAGATGCCTTGCGATCTATAATATTGTCATAGGTATTGATAATATCAATTTGTTGATTAAGATCATCTATTAAATTTTTGTCAGCACCCCAGTTACTAAATCTATCATCCTCATATATAGAATAATTTTTACACAGTTCGATAAACCATTTTTTTGCTATAGGTGTTTCTCTTACTTTAAATGTTAACTCTGCATCTTCTATATTGTTTGTTAGTGTAAGTTTAAACATAGTTTTTAAACTCCGGAGTAACATCGAGAAAACTTTGATTGCGAGTGGAATCTAACGCCTGATTAAATGCTACGCAGTCTTTCCATTTGTCGCTTTGATCTCGTGCTTGCAAATAGTTAATGTTATCTTGTATTTGTCCAAGAGTATATTCTAATAGTTGTGGATGTTCTTTGACTAATTTAAAATCTTTAACCCGCTTGTGTACAGCAATTAGTTTGTCTATTGCTAACATTCGTAGTTCACTAGGTAATACTTGTGCTGATAACAGTTTAGGATATTCAACACGATGTGTATGGAATACAATTTTCAAGTCGTCTAGAAAGTACTCGATCATCTTATCTAGAATAAGAACATTACTGACTTGTACTGTAACAGCGCCGACAATGCGACTGATGTTTGGTATAGTCTGTATTTGTTTAATGTTGTTAACAAGTTCTGCCCAACTGGCATTGCCACGAACATATTCGTAACTACTACCAATGCCGTCAATACTTACGTTAACTGCTACACTTTTAAATTTAGGCCAATACTCCCAAACTGTACGATTGCTTTTGCCTAGCATACTTAAATTAGTAGCATATTTAATTTCAATTTGATGTCCGTAAGGAGCAAGCATATCTAATATACGATAGTGTTGTGGATCCATTAAAGGTTCACCGCCTGCAAATTCTACACGTCGGAAGTACGGCAATAGCTTTTCTAAACTTGCCCACCACTCTGGACTATCTTGAAATTTATCTAAGTGAGGTTTACGTTCTAAATCATGTTCTTCTACAATAGCATACATAATGTTGCCTTCTTTCTTGTAGAACTCTTTAACCTCACTCCAGTCATTCCATGCTGTACTATCCATTGGATGACACATACGACATTTAAGATTGCACAAGTTGTTAAGTTTAAGTTCCATTGTAGGAATCTCAAACGGCATAACTTCTAATAACGGCGTGTCGGGATACAAGTTAATTCGTGCTTCTGGTATCTTGCCAGCAATGTGTCGCATACGTAAACTTTCGACACCCTGGTCTTCTAAACTAAAACAAGGCTCGCACTCTGCTGGACGTTCATTGCTCAACACTTGGCGGCGAATACGTTGCATAGTATCATTATTCCAGATATCTTCTAAGTTGGCTTTATCAATAAAGCCAACAGGATGGCTACGACAGCAGGCACAGATAGCTCCGTCTTCTCTAGTAGCTAATCCTGTAAAAGGATGCATACAAAATGTTTTACTTTGGTGCATTGATTATCTCGTATAATTTTTCAGCCGCTTGTTTATGACTTATAGGTCCGGGGTGACTATCATCTAATGCTATGTCTAGTTTGTGGTTAATTACACTACTAGAAATATAATGATCCGGGTCTTTAATAAAAACAGGCATTTTGTTGTACCATTGATGTTGAAAAGCAGAAAAATGAAATTGTTTTACTGCAAGTGTTTTCAAATATGATTCTGCATGATGTATATACAGCCCTGTCCTAACAGCCAGATCATGATCGTTATGAACACTGAAATATTTTTCAACAAGTTTATTGTCCTTGTGCCAAGCACTTACTCTAATCTCCGACTCGATGCCAAATATACTTTTGTTAAAAATGCAGTCTCGTATATTAAAAGTCCACCCTATAATTACTATATCTGTTGTTAGGAAATTTTCAAACTTTAAAATCTCTTTTAAAATTTGCATATTGCTTGAACCACATTTTGATTTATTAACTACATCAACTCCTAACATATCACCTAGTAGTTGTGGCCATGCAAATTTACTCGCATTAGGCCCAGGATAGTTATTCTCAGGAATGTGACAATCGACCAATCCGTGACCGTATGTAAAGCTATCACCAAACGTTATTAGTCTAGCCATTTTCTAAATATCTTATTAAAGGGCTTATTCCGACAGGTATGCCGTTACATAATGCAAGGTAAATGCTCTTAGTAGGTGTTAGTGCGAAATCTGCACAAACTTTGTAGTAGTTATTACCGTGTTTGTTCCAAAGATAGTCTGCTGGTAAATTTCTAATAAAATGTAACCCAATCATAGTTGGAGCTCTAAGGTTCATATGGAAGTCATTCATTATTGTAACACTATCTGGAGTGGTTTGTCTAGTCCAACGTAGCCCTACACGATTCCAGCCTAGACCAAGCCCCTTACTAAGACTTATACCTACAGACTTGATTGCAGGATGAGATACATCAAAGTCAATTCCGCGACAGCAAGCAAGCCAAGCGCCATCCACATGTACATCAATACCTTTGTCTTGCGCTTCATCTAACACCTCCTTCATTTGCGTATGTACATCACCTGTGCTAGGGAATGGCATAGCAATAATTAACGGCAAGCCTTCCCGTAAATACCCGGGAACACTAAACGCTATGTTTGGATTTAATCTACTATGGTAGCGATAATCGCCTTTTAAAGTCTGCACCGGACCTTGCATATAAATGTTATCAATAAATTGGGTACACCCATTTATAATATCAACTCTGGTAAAATTGTCAAACCCCGATAAGGTGTTTACATTACTGGTAGCTAACCAATCCGTCATTTCTTTTTTAAAATTGGTGTAAACACTATCACTAATGTCCTTATCCATTTTACCATTTAATACATCTTGTATTAAATGTTCGATTCGACTGTCAACGAGAGGTTGTGGCCTATCTATTTCAATGTAGGTATCTGAGTAGGTGGGGGCAATTTTATAACGCATTGTAAATATTTAACCCTATTATAGTAGCACATAAATATTTCTATGTTAACTCCAACTACTTACTCAGCTAATACAACCTTACTTCAAGAAGCTTTAAATCATTTACCAGAAGGCAAAATGAAAACAACAATCAACCAACCAACTGGGGATTTCTTCTATGACCCTTGGGTACTAAAGGACGAGTACAAAGACACAGTTTGGGAAGAACTATATAAATCGTTGCCAGTAACTAAAGGGGAAGCAAGGGTAATTGTGTTGGATCCTGGACATAGTTATACATCTCATGCAGATATAGATGACAGATACCATCTAAATATTTTAGGAGATGAAAGTTTCTTAATCGACTTAGTTCGAGAACAGATGCATAAGTTAAAACAAGACGGCATATGGTATGACATGGATGCCGGGTTTCATCATTCCGCAGTTAATTTTGGCAGATGTGCAAGGGTGCAATTAGTAGTTAGAAAATTATTAAGACACAACAAACTCAAAGACCCAGTTGCAACATCTATATCTACGATACTGTCAAATACAGAACATGCTAGATTTTTATTTGACAATACTGTAAGTCCGTGGCTTAACTCTGCTAACAAGGCAGGAATTATAAACAATTTTTCTTACTCGTCAGTTAGTGTTAAGTTTAACATTGAAAAAGACAGCTTAGATTTTCTAAATCGCATGTTGCCCGAAGAATTTAAAATATTATGAACCATGCACTGTTCTTTTCTCTTACAGGTAAACGTTGGGAACGTGCTCTATGGACACATCGGGTGGCTACATTCTTGCGCACGAACGAATGGGATGCCGAGGTAGTGGACTTCACTGCATTTTGGAAGCTAGAAGAATTACAGGAATTTGTGCATTCACGAACTACTAATAAAACTGTTATGTTTTGTTTTGGTACTGCATTTTTAAATCCATGGAGTCCATACCTAAATGATTTTATTATGTGGCTTAAACAAGAATATCCTACGATTGCTATTGTTGTAGGCGGGAACAATGCCTTAACAACTCCTGCTAACTATGTAGACTATTGGGTAGACAGTTATGGTGAAAATGCTATACTGGCATTATGTAAACATCTTGTTGGTACGCTAGGTGCACCGTTAATTACAGATCCTGCTTTCTTCGGCAGTAAGAAAGTTATTCGTGGACTGCATCATTATCCGAGTGCTCCATTAGACAGCTATCTAGTAGACTACGAAACTCGAGACTTCGTGATGCATTGGGAATGCCCGCAGATTGAAACTGCCCGCGGCTGTATGTTTAGTTGTAGCTATTGCAACTTTCCTATTATCGGTCAAGCCAAAGACGTTAGTGTGAGCAAAGAACAATTCAAACTGCAAATGCAAACAGGTTATGAAAAGTGGGGCATTAAGAATTGGCGAGTAATGGATGAAACATTTAATGATCGTCCAGAGAAGTTACAGAAGTATGCCGATGCTGTTGATGAGCTAGGATATAATCCTTGGATATGTGGATTTGCTCGTGGTGACCTAGTAGTTAAACATCGAGAACATTGGGACACTTATATTAGATTGGGCTTCCTCGGCCATAGTATGGGAATTGAAACATTTAATCGCGAAGCAGGCAAACTTGTCCGTAAAGGAATGGACCCCGGATTACTACAACTGGGCCTATTGGATTTTCAAGCCTACACAGATATTCATGCACCGCGACGATACAGAGCAAACATACAAATGATTTGCGGTATACCAGGAGAGACTACTGAGTCTTGGAACGAATCGATACAATGGTTGAACACTTATTGGAACAGACAAAGTGCAAGTGCGCACATACTAGAAGTTCCTGACTATGATGATTCGCTTACTAACCAAAGTCGCTTTACTAAAGAACTTGTTAGCAATGGGTTAAATAAATTAGAAGCTAGACAAAATCCTGGATACGAAGTTTCAAAAGACCGCAACGGAAACGTTGTGTTTAAATCTACTACTCCAAGAGGTGGCGGCGTGGGTAGCACAAGGAATGATATAGTTATTTGGAAACATAATACAATGGATTGGTATCAAGCCGAATCTCTAGTACAAGAATTTTATACCGATAGTGGATTCAAAGGATTACGAGGGTGCAATCCATTCTTATCTGACAGATTGTTTGCTTATTATGAAACAACCAGTTACGAAGAAGTGTATAATCATAAGGTAACTGACGTAGACACATCTGATCAGAGATTCAAAGAACAAATACAATCATACATTGATAAAAAATTAAATTGGAGTAAGCAATGATAGATGCAGACACATGGGAATATTATTATAAATTAAATCCCGATGGAAAACCTTGGCCCTCAAACATGTTGTACACTCCGACAGTCAACCCAGAACAAACTGTAATGTGCGCTCACTACTGTATCGATCCTGCGTATAGGCCTAGAGAAACATCAACAGTTCCAGAAGATTTAATAGAGTGGTTCTTTCAGAGAGATGTTAAGTTCCTAACTCAATTATCTCATCTTAAAACTACACCGATACTTTATGATGTGGATTACAAAAATAGAAAAATCTTTACAGAATGGAATAAGGAAACACTATCTCAAATACTATTCACTCCGGGTAGAAGTCTAGACAACGAGCTACCAGATTGGAAAGAACAAATGAAAGATTTCTTTATTTCAACCAAAGTAAATAATTTTTGGAAAGTATCATTGTACCCAAATTGCTTTTATATCTCAAAAGACGGAGTACTAAAAACTATAGACAACTATGGTATCGTTCCTTACGAAGAAAGATTTATGAAAAGAAAGATAATACAGGGTATTATAGGTAAAGATGGCGCATATAGATTTGATCAGTCAACAGATAACGACGGTGTTATTGATTTTAAGAAATTTTTTGAAATTACAGTAACAAAGCACTTGCCAGAACGTTCTTGGGGAACTACCGTATTTGCTAATATCTTTAAAGAGGTATTTAATAATGAATGATATTGATTATTGGGATTCGATAGTTACCTCACTTATAGGTCAAGAAGGATCGGCCGTAACTACTGATCCTGCTAGATGGGATTTAGATAACCCGGGATATAATGAAATCTTTGCTATTTGGAACAAGGCAAAATTTAATCCTGGAGCAATCAGATGGATTAATTATTATCCCGATCAACATTACCCTCGAAGCGTTGAAAATAAGGTTGCAAAGTTTTTAAATTTAGCACATGTTCATCGATCTTGGATTAGTAGATTAGATCCAGGATTTATTGCGCCGTGGCATTGTGATCGTGATGAAAATGAAAAGGAATATTCAACCCACGGTACTATCATACGATGCACAGTAATCATCAAAAAATTTGCCAAAGGTCACTTGTTTATTTTAAATGACGAATATTATTATAAACAAGAAGTAGGAACTGCAATAGTTTGGCCTAATCACCTTGACTGGCATGCTGGCATTAATGGCGGACTCGAGCCAAATTTTATGTTACATATTTTGGGATCTTACAGCCAATAATTTAATCGTCGTACATTGTTATCTGTAGAGTGTACCGAATATTGTAACCTATATTAGCAGGGCCGTGTACAGTCATAGGATCACTCCATTCATACATATCGCCTGCCTTATAATTAGATATGTATTTGTCATCCCAAACAAATATATGCCCAGGCTCCCAATCTTGTAAGAACATTGTGTAACGCACAGGGTTCTTAACTTCAGTTAGCTGTGGATCTATGTGCATAGCTTGAAACTCTCCAGGATACAACATAACGAACCACCAGTTGACATTTGTTCTTTGTTCTGGAACTTCTGGTAACGACCATTTAAAGTCTTGCATCTCTTTAGATTTAGGATTTATCTGATGAAAGAAAAACTCGTTATTAGAATACCCAGGACGAGCCATTTCTGTAAACTTTTCTAAAATAGCGTTGCCTTGCCACCTATCTGGTTGCCATACAGGTGTGAGATCACCTTGACAAGACATAAGGTGTTCTATAATTTTTTGCTTATCAATCCAGGATTTATAGTTACTAACGAATCTCATGTATTTTCTGGATACCCGTTTTTCTGTTCAGGATCGGAATCGTACCATTCTTTCCATGTTAAAGGTCGTTGTTCGTTGGCAATTTTTTTAAATTTTAATATCTTCTTACCTAATGAGTTATTCTCAGGCTTTCTTTTAACATAGCCATACTCTGCCGGCCATTTCTGTTTTACTCTTTCATTTGTTTCTAAGCACAATTGAAATCCTAGTCTTTCAAAAACTGCATTATAAAATCCAGTACTGGCAACCGCCCATATAAATTTGTTTGTATCATCCATATATTCTACAAACGTCTGCTTGTATTCTATAGAGTGTTGTATATTTTCTATTAATTGGTGTTGTTCGTTAGACAGCTCAGTAGATTTTAAAATTTCTAATAATTCAAATGCGGCGTTGTTGATAGGAACTCCTGTTTCTATCACTACTAAATTTGTAATCTTAGATAAATTCTGTAAAAGAGTTATAAGATTATGAACTCCTTCTAGAGTTCGAGTTATAACAACGATATCAAAAAATTTACTTTCATTAACACAATTACTAATATAATCTTCTAAATCTTCTTGAATGAACGTAAGATCAGGAAAACTTTCCCTTGATCGATCTACCCAAAGTTTATCAATTTCGACGCCTACGTATTCTTTGGCTCCGTTTTCCATACAGTATTTCCCTAGCCATCCTGTTTGACTTCCAAGGTCTAATACTGTTAGATTTTTAATTTCGTCGGCCGGAAGCCATTCTTGATATACAAGCTGATGATGTTCTTTAAAAAAATTGTTCATTAATAACTCTCTATATGATCTATGCCTAACTGCTTACGAAACTCTTCTGTAAACTTACCATCAATACGTAGGCTGTAACTTTGTTCCATAATACGTTCACCGCCGTGCCAGTCGGTATCGTTCCACCAAGCCGCACGGGTATTGAGATACACCTTGTTCTTATTCTCTGGATCCCACAAGTAAAATGCTTTCTTTGTATTAGGGCGAATGTGTATAAATTCATTGCGATGTGGCTTAACTACATCAACCCCATTCTTAGCATCTAAGTCTCTGTGTTCAAATGGAATACCGTCAGCTTCACAGTGGAAAAATATCACCCGTCCTATATGTTCAAACACAGTACCTTGTAGTTGTTCAACCCATTTGACTACATTAGGAAAGTACGCGGCTTCTTCAGTAAGTTTACGGGGTGCTGTTCGATCATCCCAACTGCCCTCTTCCCATAGGAAGTAGTATATGTAGGGATCATATGCACCCATAGACATTTTAAGATAACGTGTAAACTTGTTGCGTTGTTTGTAATTGCTAAAGTCTTTAAACAGATCGATGCCGCCTTGGTAGATAGGATCGTCTTTTGGCAACGACATAAAATCGTCCATGGCTTGATATATAGGTTTCCAAGAC